TTATTTCCTAAAAAATTTATATAATGATGTTGAATCATTAAAGGTATTATGGTTTTTTCCGTTTCAAATACTCGTATTATTTCATCAATATTATCATATGAATATATTAGCTTTCTTCCAGATTCAAAAATATCTAAGTCTTGATCTTTAACTTTACTTGTTCTTATAAATTCTTCAAATTCTTCCTCACCAAAAACTTTTTTACCAAAAATATCTTTTATAGTTTGTAAATTTGTTAGTAATAATCTTAAATCTCTTTTAGAATGTTCAATTAATTTTCTATATAATTCTTCTCCGGTGAATATTATTTTTTCATTCAGACAAATATTTGCAACAACATTTATTAGAGCTTCGACGGTAGGTGAGAAAATTTCTATTTCATATGAAGATTTTTTAATAAAATTAATTAATTTATTATGCTTATTATTACAAATAAAAATAATTGGAAAATTCCATTCTATTTCATTTTGTTTTAACACATTTGTTATGAATAATTTTTCATTAGGTGATGAAATAATTTCAACATTATCTATAACAATTGCTTTATCTTTTATTGGTTTTCTGTTGACAATTGACTGATAAATATCAACACCTTTCATTGTTCTTTCAATAAACTCGTTTATATTCTTTTTTTGATTTATCTTTTCAAAATTAATAACTTGTATATCATAATTTTTTTGTTCCAGTATAGTATATACAAAAGCTGATTTTCCAACACCATGATTACCCGTAATTATTGCACAACTTTTATCAATTGAATTATTTTTATTTTTTCCTGTGATGTTATCTTCGTTCATCGAATCGACATCAATATTTATTTCTAAATTATCTTCTAAATTTATTTCAGTTTCTTTTGAATCAGTTTTATTTTTTTTTTTAGATATATTTGTAAAATTCTTATTTCTATACAAAATACAATTTTTTTTATATGCATCAAGCCAATTAGAAAATTGTTTGATCTTTACATCATTTGTAGTTAATTCAGATATATTTTTAGGAAAATATTTAACGGTAAAATATGGAGAATTTCTATCTAAATTAAAAGGTTCCATTAATTTAATTATATTATTTTTTATTTATATAATATTTTATAATATATATTTATCAATTTTTTAAGAATCAATACAGTCTACGGTATAGAAAACCATAGATGACTGAATTTATTTCATCATTTTCTATTCAAAAAATATATTCAGTGATTTTTTGAATAAGACATGTTTTAAATTAAGACTTCCACAAATTAACTTTTTATTACTTTAGTTAAGACATAATAAATTAGATAATCATCGTTTTTTTCACATACAATATCTAAATATTTTTGTTTATATTTTTGTTTTTCCAATTCTTTTTCTAATATATTTTTATTAAATTCTTTAAACTTTATTTTTTCTAACATATCATTTTTTATTTTAGATGGTATTAATATCATGTCACTACTTTTTAGTAATTTATTTTTTTTATTTGAGATTGAACATATTATTTCATATTTATACCAATAATTATTTTTATCATTGAATATACTCACAATATAGTCATCGTAATTTATCTTATCAAATCTTAATTGGACTTGTTTTATCATTATATTAAAATATTTATATTTAAAAAATTATTTAATAGAATACATTAAAATGTATAAAAATAAATATAGTATACTAGAAACATTTAGTTCACCCGATTCAGAAAAAGATAATTCAGAAAAAGATAATAATCTAGAGAAATATGAAATTTTTAATGATTCATGTATGTCTGATATAGATAATATAGATAATATAGATAATATAGATGAGGCAGATGAGGTAGATGAGATGGATGAGGTAGATGAGATGGATGATACAACTGATACAAATGATACAAATGATATAATTGATATGAATAATACAACTTATAAAAATGAAGATAATAAAAAAGAAAAATATCTAAACTTTAGAAATATAAAATTAAATAAATTTTATAGTAAAAAAAAAGGAAATATAAATACTTATGATTTTAAACTAAATCATAAAAAAATTATGTGTCAAAATATTATCAATAATAATTGTTGTATATATCAAGATAAATGTTTATATGCTCATAGTTTAGATGAACAAAAGATCGATATCAAAAGAAAAAAAATTTATGATTTATTAGATTCTAACATAGATTTATCAAATTTTGAAATATATAAATATAAAGATTTATGTAGAGAATTCCAAATTTTTACAAAATTATGTAGTGACTGTATTATCAATAAATGTACTGGAGGATATAATTGTAAATTTGGTTCTCCATTAAAAAAATACTTAATATGTTATGATGATTTAAATTATGGTAATTGTGAAGATACTGATTGTAAAAAAATACATCTATCAAAAAGAGGATTAAAACCACAGTACAATAATATATTTATAAAAATAAATGAACCAAAAATTAATAATTTACATATGTTATCTCCCTTCATGAATAATATAAATAAATTAATGTTAAATGTAAAAAATATAAATCATGTTGACAATGAAATAAATAATTTAAAAGAAGAATCATCAGACGAGGAATGTATGAAATCTATTTTTATTGAAAAATTTATTTTTGATGAATAGGTACCGTAGATTGCCTAAGTTACCGTAGACTGCCTAAGTTGTGCTCCAATGTGAGCGTAACTTTTAGGTAGTCGCGCTAACGTAAATTGCAATGAATTTAAGTGCACTTAAATTCGGCAGTTTACGGTACGCTTATCTAAATAATGGAAGTTTAATTTATTTCAACATCTTATATTCAAAAAATATATTCAATGATTTTTTGAATAAGACATGTTTTAAATTAAGACTTCCACAATTATATATTATAATAATATATGAATATAATAATTAAAAAAAATAAAGAATATAAATTAATTGGATATTGGGATAATAATAGTTATGATAGTAAGGGTAATAAATTTATAATGCCAAAAGAAAGAGAAAAGTGGAATGGACAGGAATATTTTATATTGCAGTTAGAGATGGTACAAATACTATTAAATAAGATAGAACGGTTTAGAAAATATGAAAAAAATAAAGATTGTTTATTATGTAATGAAAAAAATATATCATCAGGTCGATATATATACAAAAGATATATATGGGAAGATGGTTTATTACATTATATAAAAAAACATAATTTTCAACCATCTGAATCTTTTTTAGATTTGATCTTTTTTTTTAAATTAGATAAAAAAATAAAATTAATTGGAAAGATTAAAGAGTATAATAATATTAATTATATTAAAATAAATCAAAATCAATTATTAATTATAGATGCGTTAATGACACATGGTGGTTATACTAAAAAATATATGGATATTCAAAATAAAAATGTTTTTAGATATTCAGAACATACTGGTTTTTTAGATTTTAAAATGAATATTTTAGAGAAAATAGTAGTAGCAGGAAATACAACAAGAGTTGATAAAGAAGATGATGAAATTTTTCTTCCAAAAGACCTAGCTGATTTAAAAGAGTATGAATACATTTTTCACACTCATCCACCTACACCGAAACCAGGTGGACGAGCATCAAGTGGTGTTCTATATGAGTTTCCAAGCATGGGAGATATATTACATTTCATAGATAATTTTAACGAAGGCAAAATTTGTGGTTCATTAGTAGTAACGTCTGAAGGTATATATAATATTAAAAAAACTAAAATGAATAGAGAAAAAATTAAAATAAATGAAGATAAATTATTTAAATTATTTGAAAAAGAGTTTTATAATATTCAAGAAAAATATATAAAAAAATATACAGTAAATTTTACAAAAAATATTTTCTATTCAAAAATTGCACAAAATATTGAACCAATTAATGAATTAAATAAAGTATTAAATTTTTTTGAGATTCAAATAGATTTTTATCCAAGAATAAAAATTAAGAATAATTGGATTCTAGATAAAATTTATTTACCAATATATTAAAATGATGCTAGCCTAAGTTACGCTCCATTATAAGAGTAACTTTTAGGTAGTCTACGGTACTTTACCCAAATGGTCTATATGCAGAAACGCCATATTTAGACTGGCTAGATTTTCCAAAACCAATATATCCAATTATTATTATTAATAAAATCAATAAAACTATTGTCCCCCAATATACCCAACCATTTCTAAATGATAGAGTTCCATTCCAAACGAAACTTGAATTATTTTTTTCTTGTAGTTTATATTCTTGAGTAATTTTATCATTGTTACTCTTTAAAACCGTGATTTCATTTTCTAATTCTTGCTTTTCTGTTTGTAAATTATATAGTTGTGTACTAATTGCAGGGACTTGTCTACATTTATCTTCATTATATAATGGTTCTGGAGCAATACATATTTTTGCTTCAAATAATGCTTTTGATAATAAAGTTTGGAATTCGTTATAGTTATCTAAAACTTTAGAATCCTTGTTACACATTGTGACATATGTTTTAATATTAATATCAGAAATATTTTTAAGTTGGACCATCAAACTTGAATATTTTTTAATAAAATCAAGATTTTTACTAATATCAGAACTTGAAAAGTCATTAAATAATTCAGTTGAATTACACATTTGAGTCTTTTCTTCAGCTTTAATATTTTTAGTTAAACAATCAGTATTAATTTTTTTAATAATTTCAATTAAATTTGTAATGATGTTTATTGTATTTTGTTCCATAAGTTTATTATAAATGCATTCATTATGTTTATCAGGTGTACTTTTCAAGTTTTCGCATGAATTAATAATTATTTTTAATTCATTTAATTTTACTTGATAATTATTTCTATCTGTTGAAGTAATATTGCAATTACTACTATCCTCACTTAAAATATAAGAATCTGTGTTTTCAAACATTTTTTTAATTTCATCTTCAAATGATAAAGAAGAACTGTATTCATTTTTTTCATCGTTATTATCTATAAAAGAAAATAAACTATATGGACTCCTCATTGACTTATCAAAACCACTAATAATATCATCTATTTGTGCAAGTGACATATAATAAAATATAATTAGATTAATTTTATTTTTATATAAAATAATATCTTTTTCTGTATATAAATATATATGTCTGAAAAAATTAAATACGGTATTCTTGCATTCGTTGTTTTAGTTATAGTTTACTATCTAATAACTGTTCCAACCGAAAATTTTGAATCTTCTGGAAATAATGAAGTAAAAGTTCCAGCTCTATATAACCGTGAAACGGGTCAAGTAGTATCTGGTTCTGAATTTCTTGGAGTTCCAGATGAAATAGCCACCGCATGGGGTGCTTCTTATGGAACGAATGAAAATTTAGATGATGGGAATGATGGAATATATGGTTTAAATTATTCTATGTGTAGTAAGTCATGTTGCTCTCCACAATATCCTCCTCCCTTCCCCGTTGATAAAGATGTAGTGGTCGATAAAATGAAGGGAGAATTTGTACCATCTCCATATAATTGCAATAATGCATGGCAAGATAGTGGATGTGTGTGTATGACAAAGAATCAAAAGGATTTCTTAGCTTCCCGTGGCGGTAATTGTTCCGCTTAAATTCGTTGAAGTTTTTGTTAGAGCGACTACCTAAAAGTTACTCTTATAATGGAGCGTAACTTAGGCAGTCTACGGTATAGCTTACATAAACATTGCTTTATAATATTCTTTAGAATCTATTCTATTTATTCCATCTTCTACAATATTTGTCTTTTTAACATTAAAATTATCAGAATCTTCTATTAATTCTTTATTTATTTCTTTGTTTATTTTAGTTTTTTCAGGAGACCCTTTAGATTTTTTTAATAAATCTAGACTATATCCAGCAGTATTTATTCTGGATTGATATTCATCTTCGGTATTCATTTTATTTTCTCCATCTTTTTCCTCATTATTTTCTTCATATGTATTATCTTTTGTCTTATATTTTTTATCTTCATTATCATCAATTCTTCCAGAATGTTTATTTAATATTAAATCATCCATATTTGATAAATTTCTATTTAATTCTTTTAATAATTTATTAGATTCTTCTTCATATCCATTATCGTTAGGATCTACTAAAGGTGGCATATTTTCATCGTATAAATTTAATTCTTTATCCTCGTCTATTAATAATTTTCTTACACGTTCTTCATTATTTAATTCTGGTTCTTTTATATAATCATTTTTTAAATATTCTACTAAAATTTGTTCTAATGGGAGTATTTTAATTATGGCTTCTTTAATACATTCTTTTATAATATTAATTGCTTCCCTTTTATTTTTTTGTAATTCAATTGTTGAATATTTATGCCAAAATAATTCAGGATTTGCATAAAATTGTATTGCACATTCAATATAAATTTTATGTATAAAATTATTTATGTCTATTTTTTCATGAAATTTTTCATTAACTAATTTACATTCTTTTCCAGAAGCATTGTATGTCAATAATATTATATTACTTTTAATAACAGCCTTAATTAGCTTATCAAAAATATCAGCATTTTTGCTTGAATCGCGAATTCTTACCATTTCTGATTCTATTAAATTAATATTTAAGACTGGAATACCTTTTAAAAAGTGTTGAAATATTTTTAATACTCCTGGATTTTTAAAAGAGATATTTTTATTTGCTGCTTCTTCATATTGTTTTTCAGTTTCAATTGCTCTCAAATAAATTGATCGAATACCTTCATAAACTAATGGTGCAACCATATTAATAAAAAAATCAGTATATGCTGTTTTTATTTCAACTATATTTCTTTCATAGCAGTGCATTAATAATATATTAAAAATATATTATTATTGTTTTTACTACGCAAATCATGGAAGTCTTAATAAAATATTTTTTATCTTGAAACATAATATATAGATGTTTGAAAGATTAATTAAAAATCCAGTAATATTAGCGGTTGTAGCAGGAGTTATTGTGTATACATATATGGCCTGGAATAAAAAACAGGATGACGAAAAAAGATTAAAAAAAGGTAAAAAAATTAAACCAGAAAATAAATATAATAACATAATAATACCAGGTGTTACATCTATTTTAGTATGGTTTATTGCATATGGTTATTTTAATAATAAAAATACTGGAACAACTGTTCAACCACAAGTAAATTCTCAATATAGATTGGCACAGGATTCAGCTTCAGCTTCAGATGTGAGAAGATCTTTCACTCTTGTAAATAGAAATGGAGGTATATCATTACCAACTATTCCATGGAGTGTTGACGGTAATCATATTTAATAAATTGCAACGAATTTAAGTACCGTAAACTGCTGAATTTAAGTGCACTTAAATTCATTGCAATTTACGTTAGCGTGACTACCTAAAAGTTACGCTCACAGTGGAGCGTAACTTAGGCAGTCTACGGTACCGTAAATATGTCAATAAACACAATTTTATAATATATATTTAATATTATAAAATGGGAAGTATTAAAGATGTTGAAATGAGAGACGGTAATAAATTACCTATAAGACAATTTAAATTATCTGATATGGTAATAAATCCTGCAATTATAATGATTGCAAAAAGAGGAAGTGGAAAAAGTTGGGTTGTCAGAGCAATAATGCATCATTTTAGAGATGTTCCGTGTGGAATTATTATTGCTCCAACAGATAGAATGAATCCCTTTTATAATTTATTTTTTCCAGATAGTTATATTCATTATGCATATAAAACAGAAATTATACAAAAAATACTCACAAGACAAACTGAAATAATAGAGAAATCTGAAAAAAGAAGAAGAAATGGTGGAAAACCCATTGACGCAAGAACATATATAGTTATGGATGATTGTTTAGCATCAAAAGGTACTTGGATGAGAGATCAACCAATATCAGAACTGTTATATAATGGAAGACATTATCAAATAATGTATATTTTAACAATGCAATATCCGCTAGGTATATCTCCTGAATTAAGAACTAATTTTGACTATATATTTTTATTAAAAGAAGAATATATTTCAAATCAAAAGAAATTATTTGATCATTATGCTGGTATGTTTCCAAATTTAGATGCATTTAGACAGGTTTTTAATATTTTAGTCCAAGATAATGGATGCATGGTTATTGATAACAGAAGAAAGGCTCAAAACTCTCTAGAAAGATTATTTTGGTATAGAGCTCCAGATTTAACAAATATTAAAGTTGAAATGGGTTGTAGTCAATTCAGAAAATATCATGAAAATAATTATGATAAAAATTGGCGTAATAAAAAGAAGAATTTTGATTTTGGCTCATGGTGTACAAATATTAAAAAAACAAAATCATCTATAGAAGTAGAAAAAGAAGAGGTTGACGATAGAGGGAATATAGTAAATAAGAAAGAAAAAAGTTTACAGAATTTTAATAAAACACATAGAAAAGATTATTAAAAATAAATTCATTTAAAGTTTTCGCTAGCGCGATTGCCTAAAAGTCTACGGTACCCAAATTTTATACAGCAGATATAAAAAATTTATTTATATCTTCTCTCTTTCTTGTATCTAAATCATTAAGAGTTAATATCCACGGGTCTGGTTGAGAGAACATTGTGCTAAATATATCAGATGGAAATACAGGTTCATCCATTTCTTCTTTAGGACTTCTTGGTAGGTATCTATATTCTATTATTTCTTTTGGTAATAAATTATATTTATAACGATAATATTGGTCTATATATATTATCAAAAAACCAATTATTAAACATATTATACCGATTGTTTGATATTGCATATAATATTAAACAATAAAATAAAAATATGAAAGTCTTAATTTAAATTCTTAGTAAAAATCATTTATGATTTTCATAAATTTGGCATTCTACGGTACCATAAACTAGGCTGTTTCTTTCTTCTCTCTCATCTTTTGTAAAAGGTCTTTTGCTTTATTAATATTTTGTTCTAATTGTGCAGAGGTTTGAGCAGTTTCCTTTACTTGTTCTGTTAAAGTTTCTACTTTTTGACTTAATTCATTCTGGGTATTTTGTTGAGCTCCTCTTTTAGCTATTTTAGCTCTAAGTTTCTCTTTTAATTCCTTTGTATCATGTGACTTTGGTTGAACTACTTGTTTTGGCATATCTTTTTCATTAATACCTTGTTGAATTGAATCTTTTACTCTCTTCTTGTGATCTTTCGCAGAAGTATCTAACTTATCTTTTGTTTTACCAATAAGAGCATTCATCTCATTAAAATTCTTCTCTTGCTTTTGTTTTTCTCTTTCTACTTCAAATTTTTTCTTTTCAACTTGACTTAGACCGTCCATAATTTTTTGTTGAGATTCATTTGAATATTTAGAATCTTCCACATACTTCTTGTCATCTGGATTAGGGTCCCATGCACACCATTTGCCTGTTGGCATAACAAAAATTGGGAAATATTTATCAAGTTTATTTAATTCTTTTGCAGCAGATGAAGCTTGTTCATAGCTTCTGAATACTGATTGATTATTAAAAGTTCTAATTTTGAGAGCTCTAATGTTACAATTCATAATACCCTCTGGAGAAGCGAATGATACTAATACATATTGTTCTTCTCCTTTATCCTCATCTAAATTATCAATTTTAGTATATTTTTCTAGATCCTCTTCATATGTCGTTTCTGGAAAACTTGATGGAACTTCTTCTATAACAGAAGGTGTGTTCATATCATTTGATTCAACTGATTCTGACATTATATTATGATAAATAAAATTGATTCTTTTTTAAATAGATTTTTAAAATAGATTTTTAAAATTATTAGAACGAAGGATGATATGGCCAATTTAAATCTTTACATATATTTTTCCATATTAAATCTTGTATTCTCAATTTATCTCGGCTTTTTAGTAAACTAAAATATTTTGAATTATTTTTCATACGTTCTTTTGTTGCTTGACTATTTGATGTAGTACCGATTATTAAAAATAATTTATGAAGAACATATGAATAATTTAAATAATTTGCACGATCACCTGGTTTATATTTTTTGAATGGTTTTTCAGTCCTTCTAAACATATTTTTAATTTCATCCTCTTCATCTCTTGTTAATGAAGGAGGTGGTGTATTTGTTACATGCGAAAAAATTAAATAGTTATGTTCATAAAACAAATTTAATCTGTATTTTTTTAATATTTTTTTAATTATTACAGGAGTAATTTCATCTTGTCCAATAACCATTTTTTTTATTTCTACTTCAATCAATTTATAAATATTTTTAGGGATTACTGTGGTCTGTTTTGCTTGAAATTGATTTAATCTTTCTATTAAATGATTAATAGTTTTATAAGGATATTTGGGTTTTTCATTAAGAGAATCTTTGTGCGAGGGAACTTCGCTTTCAATAATGACATATTCAAATTTCCCACAGTCCTGACATACATAAATTCCTTCAGAGTGAATTAAGGTTTTTTCAATATTACACGATGTACATTTTTTAATAGGGGATAACTTTACTTTTTCACACATATATTTAGAATCTGTTAAAGATAAATATTGTTCCTTTAAAGTACCCCTTTCATTTATTATTTTTGAAATATTATTTTCTAAAACTTCTTCATTCTCAATACCTGACAAAAAACTCAATATTGATTTTGTGGGAGGCTTATCTTGTATATTTTTCTTCTTTTTAATAGTTTTTTTTTCCTTTATATTTTTATTATTTAGTTCGTTGAGCTTATTTAATCTATCTAAAACAGGATCTCCTTCTGTATCAGTATTTATAGAAATTGGTTTCATTTCAATTTCACTATAGTCATCTGAATCTGAAATTTCAGTTATTCCTAAATCAATTTTATTGTCGTCTTTATAATATTTTAAAAGTATATCTCTTGTCTTTTCAAAATAATCTAATTCATCATTTGAATTTATAAGTTCATTAAGTTTTAGTCTTAATTCTTTAATTTTATAATTAATTTTTTTCTTTTCAAGATCTAAACTCTCGTCTAGATATTTTTTTTCAAGAAAGTATATTTTTTGTTTTAAAGAATTTATTTGATTGTTGATCTCGTCAAATCTATCTATTGTTTCACGATGTATTTCATCTAAAGTACGGTGTTCTTTGGTAAACTTAACTTTAGATGGTTTAAATTTAAAAGAATGAGCCATTTTACAGTTATTAATAATAAAGTTTATTTATATTTTCTTAAGTAAAAATGTTGAAGTCTTAATTTAAAACATGTCTTATTCAAAAATCATTGAATATATTTTTTGAATATATTTTTTGAATATAAGACGATGAAATAAATTAAACTTCCACATTTGATCTCACAAAAAAAACGAACAATATTTTTTTATAACTGTTAAATCTTATAAAAATAATATAAATACCAAAAATAAATTATTAATTTTAATAAATTTAATAAATTAAAATATAGATTTTTTATTTAATTTTAAAATAAAAAATTATTTTTTTCTTTTTCCATAATATATTAAAATGGGCGGAGGCTTAATGCAATTAGTTGCTTATGGTGCACAAGATGTTTACCTCACTGGTAATGCACAAATAACTTACTTCAAAGTCGTCTACAGACGTCATACTAACTTCTCTATGGAATGCATTGAACATCCCATTGATTCTGCTAGATTCGATGGAAGACACACAGTTCAAGTTCTCAGAAATGGCGATCTTGCTACTAGAATGTACTTACGTGTCGTTCTCCCCAAGGTTACTGGAGCTAACCTTACCTATGCTGCCGATGACTTCTACAACACTCGTGTTGCCTGGGTCAGACGTGTTGGTCATGCTCTTGTTAAGAACATCCAACTCACAATTGGTGGTTCTGAAATTGATAAGGTCTGGGGCACATGGCTCGACCTCTGGTACGAACTTACCCACACCACTGAACAAGAAAAGGGTTACCGTGCCATGATTGGTGATGTCGATGACCTCGTTGTTCCCAAGGGTTTAACCGCCAGCGATTCTACCCAAGTTGTTTTACCCGAATACACTTTATACGTCCCTCTTCAATTCTGGTTTAACAGAAACACTGGTCTCGCTTTACCTCTTATTGCTCTTCAATATCACGAGGTCAGACTCAACATTGAATTAGAAGCAGCTTCCAAGCTTCTCTGCCAATCTGGCGCAGCTGCCATGACTGGAGTTTCATCCCTTGCTCTTGGCTCATGTGGTCTCATGGTTGACTACATCTACCTTGACTCTGAGGAAAGAAGACGTTTCGCCCAAGTTGGCCACGAATACTTAATTGAACAAGTTCAATTCCTTGGAGAGGAAACTTTAGTTGCCTCTGCAAGCTCCACAAGTGTTAGCCAAAAACACAAGCTCGAATTTAACCACCCTACCAAGGAAATTGTCTGGGCTGCTAAACTCGGATGCTGGACTGGTGGCAAATCCTTCCTTACATATTCTGGCTCTGATTCTCTCTGGGATTCAGCCGTCGAATATGCTGCTGAAAACATTGCTGATGGTATGTTCTGCCTTGCAACTGCTGATACCAATCTTGCCTCAAATTGGAAAGCTTGCACTCTCAGTGCATCTGTTGGTGCAGCAACTTCAAGATATGTTACAGCTACTGCAACTGGTGTTTCAGGATTAACAATTACAGTACTTGTTAATAACAATGATGCAGCCACTTCTGTGGGTACTGCCGTTACATCTCATGGTCTTTTTGTAAATCAAACTGCTCTTGGTAATAATTCAACATGGCTTTCTCAAGCAATCGAAAGTGTTCTTGTTACACTTGATGTTGACTCAGTTAATGCTGCAGCACCCAATGTTATTAGCTACAGTGCACGTACTGCAACAGGAGCTGCTGGTGCATCAGCTGCAATTACTACTACCCCAGTTCTCCTCCAATCTGGCAAGGTTAAAGTTATTTCACACACTCTTAACTTAACCGATGTTTCCATCCCAGTTGAAGATTTAACTGATACTCGTGCATATACCGAAGTTACTGGCCAAGTCGCTGCTCGTGACTTCGTTGTTTACCAACACAACAACTATGGTCTCAGACTTGATGGTGCTGGTAACTTAGTTACTGATGCTCAACTCAAGCTTAACGGTCATGACAGATTCTCTGTTCAAGATGGACCATACTTTAACTATGTTCAAACTGCTCAACACCACACCAGAACCCCTGCTGATGGTGTTAACGTTTATTCATTCGGTCTTACCCCAGAACAACACCAACCAAGTGGAACTGCTAACCTTTCCAGAATCGACACAACTCTTCTTGCTGTCACCTATGCTGATAACCTCAGAGGCACTCGTACTCCCAAACTTACCTCACTCTTCACCAACACTCTCGTCTACATCTTTGCATTCTCATACAACGTTCTCAGAATAATGAGCGGTATGGGAGGGCTTGCTTATGCCAATTAAGGTATACTGTATAACTTTTATACTTTAAAATATATAAAAATTATTATTTTTCAAAAAATTGATTAATTAAATCAATGCGTAAATTATGTTAATAAAAAAACTCAATTATTAACATATGAGCAAAATTACACAGTTACCAAAAGAAATAATTAGAAAAACCCCTACAAAAGTTATGAATGATAACGAGAATGATAATTATGAAAATACAAAGTTTGATGAAATTAAATTTACAAACAAACGTATCATAATTTCTAAAAAGGAAGATGTAAACAAAATAGTAGAAAAATCAAAACGTGCACCTCCGGATTATAATGTTTTACTATATGCAGAAGATTCAGATAAATCTACAGTAAGTTTTATTAAAAAAGCATGGAATTCTCTTGACAAATATGTATTTCCAGAGGCAAATAATTACACAATTAAAGAAAAACATCCTGGACATTTTGTTAATTTTGGATGCGATGCGGGAATTTTAAAAAATCCATATTGGTTAGTATTCGATAAACGAATAAAACAAGAATATTATATTATGTATTGTGACCCTGATAAATATGTAAAGTTTTCAAAAGAAGATTTTAAAATTGTAATTAATCCAGTTGATAATATTTATCCTTCTTGGCACTATCACGAGGGAACTGGATATATCTCAACAAGAACTTATCCAAATAATGATAATAATTATTATTATCTCCACCAATTGATTTGTAATAAACATCAGGAGAAGAAATTTAAAACACAATCAGTGGACCATATTAATCGTGACAAACTTGATAATAGAAAAGAAAATTTAAGATTTCTAACTCAATCACAACAAAATCAAAATACTGTAAAAAGAGAAAGAAAATATAATGCTCAAAATTTACCAGAAGGTATTAATCAAAAAGATATGCCAAAATATGTTGGTTATAAATCTGAAAGATATGGTCCCAATAAGATACACTTTCGATTTTGTTTTGTAATAGAAAAGCATCCCTATCAAAATATATTAAAAAGTAAAAATATCAAAGATGAAAATTTTCCAATAAGATGGTATACTACAAAATCAATGGCAATAAAACCGGTTGAAAAATTACAGCAAGCAATAGATAAAAGAAAAGCATATGATGAACAATTTAAATTAAAATACAAAAATGAATACGATAATTGGGTCAGTCTATATTAAAGATATAGCTTACCTAAATAATGGAAGTTTAATTTAAGACTTCCGCATTTTAAACCTCAAGATATTTTTCAATATCATTTTGTCCTAAATTTTTTTTAGAAATTATTTTATGATTTTTCAGAAGGAAAGTATTTATAAATTTATATGCATATTCTAATTGTTTACAATTTCTTGCACCTGTAATAACTATAGATCCCTTTTCAAAAATAAATACTGATATTTTTTTTTCATCAAAAATAATTTTTAAATCAACTGATGCATGGAGCTCTGGATCGTATTTGCATTCAATTTGTTCTTTCTGTAAAATTTCAAATAATAAAGGTCGATTTATTTTACAAGGATATGTAAATTTACTTACAATCATCTCAACTCTTATATTTTTAATTGAATTATAATTTAAACAATCAATATTCTCACAAAAAGGTTTTTCTACAATTTTTAAAGTTTTTTTATCTAGAATCCCTTTAACTTTTTTTAATTCAATAAATATTTTTTCAATAGTGTCTAATGCATTATCAATAGTTTTACAACCGGTCATTTGCATTGAGCCATTTGAGAAAATTTTTAAATTTACTGGTTTTTCTTTTTTTGACTCAACCATCACACATAAAGTTACTTGATTAAAGAATGATTTTTTATTTTTCTTTATTTTTTTAATTTTTTTTTTATGTATAAACGATTCATCGATATAAGATGAAATATTTTTTATATTGAACTGAATATTTGTATCACAAATAATTGTCATAGTATTAATTGTTACATCATCTGGCAATAATTCACAATATGTATCTTTGAATATTTTAATTCTAAATAAGTCCCGATTCATTTGTATTCTTGATATATTTTTAAATAAATAACATATATAATATATATAAATCAATTTTTTTTCGTTATAAAAATAAAACGATATTGTATTTATAGTATTATGACAGATAACACCGTTGAAAATATAAAAAAAATTCTTTCTTTTGATGTTGGTATCAAAAATTTAGCATATTGTTTAATGGAAAAGAAAGATGACGATTTAAATATAAAAAAATGGAATATTATTAATTTGGTTGAAGATAGAGATCTTTGTCAATTTAAATTACGAAATGGAAATATATGTGGAAAAATTGCACGATATCAAATGAAGACGGAAAGAGATGATAATTTAGTTTTATGTAATTCGCATAAAGACAAATCAAAAATAGAGCCATTGAATACAAATAAATTTCAATGCACTCATGTAAAATGTAATTCTATTTCTTTTATTAATATTTTAAATAAGGCTGAGTGGTCCTGGTGCGAAAAACATCAAAAAGATTCTAAAAAAGTTTTAACACAATTTAAAGCAAAAAAAATTACTGGACAAAATTGTTCTCAACAACCAATACAAGAGTTATCAAAAAAATTATTTACAAAATTAGATTCGGATAAAGATTTAATTCAGGTTGATGAAGTTTTAATTGAAAATCAACCCTCTTTAAAAAATCCAAATATGAAAACAATCTCTGCAATCTTATATTCTTATTTTGTGATGAGAGGCTTAATAGATAAAAAATCTACAAATAGTCCAATTCAAAATGTGAAATTTATCTCTCCCTCAAATAAGTTAAAAGTAGATAAATCCATAACACAAAATAAATTGAACAATGCAAAAGATTCTAGAGAATTTTATGAGATAACAAAAGGTTTAGGTAAGATATATTGTATTGCTCTTATCAAGGAAAATGAAAAACAATTCTTAGCACCTCATGTAAAACAAGATGATTTATCTGATTGTTTTCTTCAGGGTTTTCAATATTTATTTAATCCAGTTCCAGAATATTATCTTAATAAATTAAAATTAATTGACCAAACAAAATTAAATGTTAAAAATATTAAATCTAAGAAAAATAAGATTGAAGAAAATAAAGTTGAAGAAACTAAACAAAATAAGGTAATTAAAATTCCACGAAAAAAAATAAATTAAACTTTTTTAATTTTTATCTAATATTGTTTCCTCGTAATACGATAAGAGTGGTATCATTGGAGGTATATTAATTTTTGTAGTTTTTGTGCAGATTACTTTAGCGTCTCTATATTTATCTATTGGAGTAGGTCCACCAAACTTTTCCAAAATTTCTCTAGGACCTGCTGGCTTAATATTACATTCAGAATTAAATATATCAAAATACATTTTTTTAATTAAACTATTTCTAGTTGTTCTTCTATAATCATCAATATTGTCATTGTATGAGAACATACATGAAAAAGTACAAAAGTTTCCAAACACATAATATTTATTATTTTGAAATTTTTCAGGTAGAAATAATGGATACGTATCGAAATTATAAGTACACCACCAACATGCATAGGGTGAAGTTTCTGCAATTTTCAATTTATTATTATTTACACTAATTAATCCTAGATTTAATAATTGTTTTTTATTTTCTTTTGTAATAGTTAATGAATTGTCCTGACTAATATTTTTATAATTTTTTAAATTATCTCTAAGTGTTTTTATTATAATATCTCTTTTATTTATTTCTTCAATAAGTTTTGTAACATCATTTCCATAATCAGATTCATCTTCAGATGAAGATATATTTTTAATTATATTTTTTGTAGTTTTTGTATCGGACGTATCAGAATCAGTCATTGTGAATAAATTTTTTTTTTCTGTTACGTTCTCCTCAAAATTTGGAAGATATAATACAAGTTCTTCTTCTTTTTTATCATCATTGAATTCATCATTGAATTCTTGAAATTTATGATGTCTATTATTGTTTTTTGTTTTTGGGGGTCTTCCTCTTTTCTTTATATTTTGCTCTTCATCCCTTTCTTTAATATTTTTTTTAGGAGGCATTTAATTATTATAATATATTCAATTCTTTAATAAGATGTACCAAATTCAATTTTTATTTATTTCCAATAGTTATAGATGTTTTTTTACCTTTATTAGTTGATCCAAAAGATATTGAAGAAGCTTTTATAGTATTATTGCCAGATTTTAATTGTGAAGCAAGTTTTTTATTTACGGAAATAGTAGATTTAGTAGATTTAGAGGAATCTGTGCTAGTAGTCATACTGGAGCGAGAATCAGATTCAACCTCATTTTTTTTAAATTTATTTTTTGAGGATAGTTGTGAACGAGATTTTGATGAGGCAATTGAACGAGGAGATTGTTGTGACATTTCTAATTGTTTTCGCATAGATGCAAATTTATTGTTATCTTCTGCTAACATTTTTTGAAATTGTTGAAATTCAAGTTCTTGTCTCTTCAATTCTTCTAAATCTTTTACACGTTGTGCAGCCTTATCGTGCTCTTTATTCATGTACTCGTCTAAATTATTTTGACTTGATTGTGGCATCTGGTTGTGTTGTGGCATCTGGTTATGTTGTGGCATCTGGCCAGATGGAGGTACTTGATTAGAAGAATTCATGGCACGCGCTCTAAGTTTTTCTAACATATCTTGATCATTCTCAACATTCTTTGCATGTTGGGGTAAAAATTTATGAGCATTATTTTTGCCTCCAACTATTGCGATTGTTCCAATTAGGTTTACTGCAAGTCGAAACCATGGATTCATTTTTTTACCAGGAACATTATAATGTTCATATATTTCTCCTAAAATTTCATAATAAGTTGTTTTGTCTGCTCCAACTTCATTTGATAATCCATTTAGACTAAAATCAAATGGATTATATTTATCATTTGCAAGTTCAACTAATTTTACACCACCCACTAACATATGGTTATATAAACCCATCCAATTTCTTTTATTTCGTATACTTGTGTGTAATTCATATTCATATTTCATCATATAATAATCATCGTCTATTGAATAGTTTGTTACTTTACATCCAAGATCTCTGAGTTCACCAAGTTGTCTCATCAAATTTAATTTGCGTAATCTTTTTTCAAGGGGTGGTAATTCTTCGTATTCCTCATCTATATATTTGTCATTAGAACTACCCTTTTTTTCCTTGTCTGTTCTAGAGGCATCGCTATAACTTTCATTATGCTGTAAATCTTTGTCATCTGTTTTATACTCTTTTTCATCTCTATTATATTTTTCATCATTATCGGCATCTCTAGATTCTCTATCTGATTTTCTATATCTATCAAAATCATCATCTACCTCATCTATATCGTTATCATCTCCTCCGTTATTATTTTGATTTTTTGTATAAAACCATCTTTCATTTTCAGTATGAAGTTTTTCAGAATTTGCTAAATAATTTACTAACATATCCGTACCAACTGTATCATTTTGATTTAAATCATACGAGTTATCACTATTTGCCATAATATAAGTACTAATAGAAAGATTTATATATTTATATACGCAATTTTAATATATAAAAATAATTTTACCATATTATATAATTAATTTAATAATGTATTCAACATTGGATGTAGCATATAATGATAATAGTAATGAATTGGATAAAATGGCAAGAGAAATAAATAATAAAAAAAACAATCTATTTAAAAATATAGAAAATGAATATGATAAAAAACAAAAACAATGGGAAAATGATATTATAGAATATAATAATTCTTATAAAAATCCATATGGTTATTTTAATTCACATCCTACATCAGACGGTTCAGAAACAAATAACTCTGATACAAATAACTCTGATACAAATAACTCAGAAATAAATGGTGATGAAATATCAAGTGAATCTTCGTCAAATCTAATAAATTCATTTGACTCAATTTCAATAGATTCTCCGTCAATTGATTCATATATAGATAATATAAAGGAAAAAAGAGATAAGACGGTTCCATTTCATAATTTTCTAAAAAAATTATCGCATAATAAAAAAAAATCAAATCCAGATGATATATTTTCTCATATAAAATATTGTTTTGAATGTAGAGAACAATTATTAAAATTTATGAAAAAACATGAAAGAAATAGGGTAGACAAAATAACAATACAATCAAAGAATAATGAATCTTTATTTAGTTATTTTGGAACAATCCAAACAAAAGAAATATTTTTAATATTGATACTAGGTATTATTTTAATTATATTCTTAGATTTTTTGATGAAGACTCCCTATTCAATTCGATAAATTTCCAAGTAATGAATATTTTTTTTTCATCAATTATATATGTATTTAATCCTTCGATTCTTAATTTATTAGAGATATATCTTAAAATATCAATATCCTTACAATAAATATTTGACATTGAAATAATATTCGGTATTTCAAATATTAAATCAGTTAAACCCATATTGTCTGTATCTTGTATTTTTTCACAACATAAATTATAACATATTACTAAATTAGATCTAATTTTTTCTCTCTTTTTTTTAATTGATTTAAGTAGAATACCTGAATCAAAAGTAATATCTGGATCGTTATTGATAAATTTATCTTTTGATATTGAATTTATGTCAAATTTACCTTTATTTAAATATGAATGAGATGAACTTGGCATTAAACTATCAATGGTTATCTTACTCATTTTATCGTCTATATAAATATAAAAGAATATATTTTTATTAGTATAATGCAAGATATAGATAATAATATACAAAACGAAATAGATAAAATTTTAAAAAAAAATAAAGATATACCGTTTAATAAAAAAATTTTGGTATTGAGTGGAGGTGGAGCAAAAGGTATTATATATATTGGAGTATTTAAAGCTTTAGAAAAATTAAAAATTTTAGAAAATATTCATACTTTTTCTACGTCTTCTGTTGGAGCTCTAATGTGCTCCCTCTATTTAATTGGTTATAATATAAAAGAGATGGAAGAATTTATATATTTATTTGATTTAAAAAAATTAACAAGTATTGATTCGTTTAATGATATTTCTCCAAATAATTTATTTTCAAATATGGGTTTAGATGATGGAGAGAATATACACAAGGTATTTAATAAATTATTAAAAGCAAAAGGGTTAAAAGAAAATATTAAT